CTTGAAGAAGCATTTACTCCAAGATTACAATCTATCCTTTCTCAGAAACTTCAACAAGAAATGGAAGAAGAAGTAACTGAAGAAGTAGAAGATGTAAACGAGGAAGAAGTAACTGAAGAAGTTTCTGAAGAAGTAGTTAACGAAGAAGAGATTGAAGAATCTACTGAAGAAGTTAACGAAGAAGAAATCTCTGAAGAATCTGAAGAAGTAACTGAAGGTGAAGTCACTGCAGAAGGTGAAGAGCAAATCACTGCTGAATCAGAAGAAGTAACGGAATCAGAAGAAGTTGATGAAGCTTTATCTGTAACTGTTTCTGAAACTGAGGAAGAAGAAGAAGCTGATGTAAGCGAAGAGGCTGAAGAAGAAGGTGATGAAGTTGAAGAAACTTATCACGAAGAAGAAGAATCAGATGAAGATGAACTTGATTTAGAAGCTATCATCAGAGAACTTGAAGAAGAACTCGATGATGAAGAAGAAGAACAAGTTGCTGATATCGCTGATGACGCTGTTGCAAGTCATGAAGATGATATGCACGAAGAAGAAGAAGAAGCTGGTGAAGAAGAAGCTGAAGAAGCTGAAGAAGAAGCTGGTGAAGAATCTGAAGAAGATTTAGATGAAGAAATCGACCTTAACGAAATCCTAAGAGAAATGGGATACGGTGAGGAAGAAGAATCTGAAGAAGAAGTTTCTGAAGAAGTTGTAGAAGAAACTAACGAACTTGATGAGGTTAAAGCAGAATTGGAAGAAGCAATGTCTACTATCAAAGAACTTAAATCTACTATCAACGAAGTTAATTTGTTAAACGCAAAACTTCTTTACACTAACAAACTATTCCGTTCTTATGACTTAACTAACGAACAAAAAATGAAAGTTGTTGAGACACTAGACAGAACTGGTAACGTAAGAGAAGTAAAATTGGTATTCAGTACATTAGCTGAATCATTCAAGTTTACTGGAACTACAAAAAAACAAAAACAAACCGCTAAAATCAACGAATCATTCGCATCTAAGCCTGTTGCTTCAACTGCTCCTACTAAGGAAGTAATTACTGAATCAACTAACACGATGGCTGAAAGATTTAAGAAATTGGCTAATATTAATTAACAAAATTTATTAAGGAGAGATAAAAATGGCAAATTTTGATTTATCTAAACTTATGGAAGGAAAGAACCCACAACAAGTAATGTTGTCTGAGACAAGAGAACTTAGAGGTAAATGGGAACAAACTGGACTTCTAGAAGGTTTAAACGAGAGAGAACAGTCTCAAATTTCTGTTCTACTTGAAAACCAAGCAAAATAATTGCTTGATGAGTCAACAGCTACTGGTACTTCTGCAGGTTCAGAAGAGTGGTCAGGTGTTGCACTTCCTTTAGTAAGAAGAATCTTCGGTGAAATTGCATCGAAAGAATTCGTTTCGGTACAACCGATGAACTTACCTTCAGGACTTATATTTTATTTAGATTTCAAATACGGAACTGCAACAGGTGGTAAATCTACTGGTGCTGCTGGTTCTTTATTTGGTGGTACTGGAGGAGCAACTCCAGCAGCTGGATTCGGTCAAACTCAAGCGGCTGAAAACGGTCTTTATGGTGACGGTGCTTACGGATACACAGTAAACGAAGCATCTGCAACTGGTTTATCAACTGTATCATGGGGTTCTGCTTCATTGGCTGATGTATCTTATGATTCTTCACTTTCTGCTTCAATTGCAGCTGGTGAATTGGCAAAAGTTACTATCGCACTTTCTGGTTTAACTAACCAAGATAATGATGCAGTACGTTCATTCAGAATCGCTGATTCAGATATTTCTGATTACTACCCAGCTCACACTTCAGAAGATGGAACTAACATAACTTTCATCGTTAAAGCTGATGGTGCTGCTGACCCAGGTACAATCGATACTGTATATTATTCTAAAGCTCCAACCGATATTACAAGAGGTGATTTTGAAGATGCTTCTCCATCTGAACCAGCAACTGATTTAGGTATTCCTGAAGTTGACCTTGAATTGAAGTCTGAAGCAATCGTTGCTAAGACAAGAAAATTAAAGGCAGTATGGACTCCTGAACTTGCTCAAGACCTTAACGCTTACCACTCAAT